TGGTCATGGTGTTCTTACCACTACCTTCTTCTATCTCTTCGTTCAGATATAAGTTGTGTAAGTAAGCACGGTCTAGTTCTACTTCAGTAAGTACACTACCGTTCTCAAAGTCTACAAGGGCAGTTTCAGATGCACTGTCTCTTTTAATTCTTATCCTAGCACCAGTCTCAGGAGCAGTAGTAAATCTGATAAGAGCAGAAGGAGATGTTATAATAGTGTAAGCTCCTGTAGAAACAGTATAAAACTTACCTCCTGGAGAACTGCCTGTTGAATCGTCTAACTGTACAACTACATGAGTGTCATCAAGATAAGGAAAAGAAAATGCAAAGTCTGTTTGACCTGCTCCAACTGTGTAGTCTACGTATGTATTAGCCATGGTAATCTATTATTAATTTGTTTGTGATAAAAGTTCAAGCACTTCTTGCTTGTTAACACCTTGTTTATTAAGTTGTAAGGCACGTGTTATGTTATTCTTTTGAGAAGCAAGCTCTGGAAATTCTTTATACATTTCTCTGTTAGCTAAGTCTTTAAACTTTCTTAACACCTTAGTTATTTCTTGAACTCTAGGACTAGGTAAACCAATTTCATCAGAGAACCCAACTAATCTTTGATATTTAGAAGATTGAATTAATTTAGTTAAAGTCTGTCTTAAGGTTCTGCCTCTTACTCTGACTGTCTGTAATAAATCCAATCTTCTGTCGTGAGCAGTTCTGCCTTGCTCGTTTACATAATCCAATAAACTAAGATTACCTTGTAGTATCTTATGGCTAGGATGTCTAAAACCATGCTTTAAAGAAGCTAATTCTTCCAATACAATATCCGACTTGTCTTTTGAAGTTGCGACAGGATTAATAAAACCCATCGTACCGTAATCTACTATCTTCTCTTCTCCTAATAAATTCCGTTGAGGATCAAGCATATCTCTACCTCCAGGAAGTTTTTTCATCGCAGCATCTGCCCAAGTCCTTGCTTCTCTTAAAGATTGTTTATCATAGTCTTGCATTTGAGAAAGTACATTAGGAACAAAAGAACCTGCGTAATTTCTACCTAAAGTTTTACCAAATCTATCAGGATCATTCATAGCCTCTGACCACATTTGAACTCCAGCGAGGAAAGATTTATTAGAAACATTACGAGCTAAAGCTGTTGCTGTTGCCATAAACAATAGTTCCGCTCCTTCTTCATCGTACTGGTCAGCTTCTTTCATCATTTCATTCATATCCGCTGAGATTCCCAGTAAGGTAGCAATAGGGTCTAATCGTTTATAACTATAATATGTATCCCCTATTTTAATACTGTAAGGTCTCCATCCTGTTTGCTCTAACATTTCACGCTGTCTGTCATCTCTTGGTCCAGCACCTGTAACAACAGGAAAGATAGCGTTGTTATTAGTAACCATATCCAAAAATAAACCTAGAGTAGTAACTGATGTAATCAATTTACCTACTGCCTGTGCTCGAAGTAAAGGGTCATTTGATTTCATTCCTTCTCTCAAAGATAAAGCCTCTGAGCGTAGACCAGGAAAAGACATTATTTTATTTGTACCTGGTATCCTTACGGAAGCTGCAAACGGAGTTCTTTCTAAAGCAAAGTTTAAAATGTTTGCAGGAGTTCTTACAAAAGGTAAAACAAATTTTAACATTGGTATGTTGTTTGTTGCGTTCTGTAAGAATTTAGCTATTGTTTTTTCTTCTAGTTCTCTAGTAAAAGTATAGTACCTAGCTTCTTCTATTGAGTATTTAGCAAGAGCAGATGCTTCTTCATCAAAGTTATCATCTACATATTTCTTTATGTAATCAGCTCTTTTTTTAGTGTTAGGTTTACCTATTAATCCTAGTTTATCTGCTTGTGCAGTCCCTTCCCTAATTAAAGATTCTTGGGACATAACTTGTCCTCCTGTAGTGACAATCTTTTCAAGTTTACCTTCTACATAATCAGCTATTTCTTTAGAGTCTTTTAGACCTAAATTAAAAGCGTCCATTGTAGCTTTCAATCTAGCAGCTCTTCTAAAAGAAAGTTGTTTAAATAACTCGTCTCCACCTAATAAACCTCTAGCTGGTAAATTAATAAAACTTCCTAACAGATTTATAGTGTTTTTATCTATGTTTCCTTCCTTACTAAAATCTATTGCTTTACCTATTGACTGCATATTAGATTCAAAACTTCGACTACCTACATCCAATACTTCTTTACCAGTTATTAAAGTTTTACCAGCTCTAGACCAAGCTTCTTTTACTAGGATAACATCAAACACAGAAGCAAAAGCAGCTTTAGCTAGGGGCATATTACCTTGAAGAGCAGCACCAGCAGTCATCTCTAAACTTGTAAGGACTTGAGTCATTAAGTTACCTAGAAAATTAACAGCTTGAGTTCTTGGTCCACTTAATATCGAGTTAGTCCAGTATTCAATAGTTGCATCTAATAGTTTATTACCTTGAGTTTTTTTCGCTACATTCAACATCCCTTTTAAAGTTTTTTCAGGATTGGTAGGATCGTAGACATCTTTGATAAGTTTAACAGCTTTTTTAGGAGACATACCTCCGCTGTTGTTATTTAGAAATTCTTTAACAAGAGCTGAGTTTTTCATCTCGCTTGTCTCTAAACCTATCTTTCTAGATATAGGGTTTTTACTCCTACGCATTGCCAAGGTAAGAGCAGTTTCTTTACCCATTTGTCTATAGTAGTCGTATATCTCTACTACCTCACTCAATTGATTTCTTAATGCAGCTTCTGATTGTATGCTTTCAGTCTTATCAAAATCATCTACAATCTTCATTAACTTCTCAGTAGAGTCTGTTAGTATATCTCTAAAAATTTCAGCATTAATTGCTATCTCCCTTTGGTCTTTAATACTTTTCTGAGCAAAATCTCTAACTATAGTGTTTAAATCCTCATCGTGAAAATTAGGAGTTTCATCTAAGTTTTTAAGCAACTCAGGATTCTTCTTGTACTTTTCTGTTAGTATCTTATGAGCTGAGTCAATATCACCTACAACTTCTAATCTAGGTAGCGTAGGACTTTCTCCTTTTAACACAGCGTTTGTCCATTGCTGCCACTCAGGGTCTGTCTCTATCTTCGCTCTACCTTCAGGTGCAAAATCAACACCTCTACCTCTTATATCACCTCTAAAACCTGCGTTTACGAGTTTAGTAGCTGCTCCTTTTAATGCAGGTGATATTTCAAACTGTTCGTATATATTTGGATTTCTTACAAACTCATTAACAGCTTGCGATGGATAATCAAAACCTAACCAATCTTCTTTAGCCAACGCCTTTAAGAAACTTCTATACTTAGGTTTAAATTGATCTAAAGCTCCTAGCACTTCATCATGTAAAGCGTCTTCGTCTAAGTGCTCAAACCATTCATCTATGATGTCTCTATCAAATTCATCGATTAATTCTGGACCTCCTGGCATCATATCAACACCTCTACCTCTTTGAGAAGGAAGTTTCATCTCAGCTATCTCACCTACACGACTAACAATGTTATCCGCTAAGTCTGTGCTTACACCTCTGCCAAAGAAACTTTTAATAGTGTTAACAACCTTCTCCCACATTGTCATCTTAGGAGTGTATTGAATACCTTTAAGAGCTTGCTGCAACTGCGGGTCGGAAAAAGCCATAGACATAAACTCTGCTGGGTTCTTTATCCAGTACAAGTCAGGCTTACCATCTGTTCCTACAAGTTCACCTTTAGCTGCTATCTCATCACGCATAGCATCCGCTTTCTTAAACATACGGAACATCTCTGCAACAGGTTTAGGTAGAGATTTGTTTGATAATACTTTATCAATAGCTTTAGCTCTAGTAGCTATGTCGTTTACATCTATATTTTTAAATGTTGTTGAGTCGTAGTATTTATTTACATTATCAACTGTTACAGCGTGAGTAGATTCGTGTAGTAAATTATAGATTGGATTTTCTTTTACTGAAGACGATTGACCATCTAGAACAATTCTTCTCTTACCACTCTCATAAAAAGAACCTCTCTTTAAACCTGTAGGTACATCAGAAGCAAAAGACCTTTCTTCAAGTTTAGCGTCAATACCTGTATCTTTTCCTAGTGCTAACAGTTTTTTAACAATAGGACTATATTGACCTAAGTTCCCATTTGTCCTATCAGATAGGTCTTGTATAGCTTCTCTTGCAGTCATTGGTTTCCCAGTCTGCATTCGACTAGATACACCCTCAACTAATGTTTTATCGTAGAAGTCTTTCTTTAGTTCTGGTCCTATCCTACCTAATTCAGCATCATAATCCGCAGTCCTTACTCCAGGTGCTGGAAATACTTCCTCAGTTCCTTTATCTTCTGTAACTTGGCTTATTTTAAATTCTTCAGGTCTTGGAGCGGATTCCGCTACTATTTGATTAACTTCATCTGCTCCTTTACCATCTATATCTCTAGCTTTCTTACCTGCTTTCAAAGCTCTAAGAGACTTCATAAATAAAGTAACAGTTCCTCCGATAGCACCTCCAAGTATTAAACCTTCTAGTACATTCTTTAACCTACCTTCAACTTCTGATTCATTAGCATCATGTGCAAGAAACTCTGTAACTGGATTCTGTAGCTCTGGAAATTGCTGTATAAGATTAGACAGTCTATCTTCTTGTCCTTTAAAAGCTGCGAAGTCAGTGATAGCTTCTGCGGCTACAGCTTGAGTAACTTTACCTGCTTTAGCTACTGCCCCTATCTTCCCTAATGTTCCAAACACAGGACCAAAACCAAAAGCGAATTGAGATATAC